GAAGAATTAGTTCCACCTCAATATGGTAAGGTTTTTATAGCAGCAAAACCAAAAAATTCTGATTATTTGTCAGAACAAACTAAGGAAAGACTTTTATCAGATCTCAAGAAATATAGTATAGCAGGAATTCAACCAAGTTTTGTAGATATTAATGTTCTATATGTTGAATTAGATTCCACAATTTACTATAACTCTAATTTTATTGGAGCATCAAGTGACTTGAAAACTCAAATCTCTAACTCCCTTCAAAGTTATGCAGATTCTACTGATCTAAACAAGTTTGGTGGGAGATTTAAATATAGTAAATCAGTAAGAATAATTGACACCACAAATAATGCAATTACTTCAAATATAACTAAAGTTAGAATTAGAAGAAATGTTGGCGTTATCATTGGAGAACCAACTCAGTATTTAATCTGTTACGAAAATAGATTTTTCGCTTCTCTCTCAGGGTACAATATTAGAAGCACTGGATTTTATGTAAATGGAATATCTAGACAAGTTTATTTGTCTGATATACCAAATGCAAATTTAACTACTGGAAGATTATACTTAGTTTCATTTGATGGAGAAAAGGAATCTACAGAACAACAAGATGTTGGAACTGTAAATTATACCACTGGAGAAATTGATATAGATAATATAAATGTATCCTCCACATCACTTCCCAATAATACTATAGAGATAGAAGCAACTCCATATTCAAATGATGTTGTTGCTAAAAAATCCATTTACCTGAAATTAGATATTGGAAAAAGTAATTTGACATTAGTAAAGGATATTATTTCATCTGGCGAAAATGCTTCAGGAAGCAGATTTGATCCAGAATCAAGTTATTCAACTGGAACCAAAATAAGAAGTTAAGATGCTAGAAATTCAAAAGTTAGTAAAAATTAGCGATATTGTTCAAAATCAAATTCCAGAATTTGTTTTAGAGGACAATGAAAATCTAGTAGAATTTTTTAAACAATATTATTACTCTCAAGAATATCAAGGTGGAGTAGTAAATCTTACTGAAAATTTAACTACATATAAAAACTTTTCTGCATTTGATTCTACCAATTTAATTGCATCTACAACTTTATCTGAGGATATAGATTTTTTTGATGATACAATTTATGTGGAATCTACCAAAGGATGGCCAGAAATATATGGGTTATTAAAAATAAATGATGAGATTATTACTTACACTGGAATTACAACTAATTCATTTACTGGTTGTATTAGGGGATTTAGTGGAGTAGATTCTTTAAGGGATGAATCTAATCCAGAACTTTTAGTTTTTAAATCCACAGAAGCAAATGCACATTCATCGGATGATGTTGTTAATAATTTAAGTAATTTATTTTTAATTGAGTTTTTTAAAAAACAAAAATCATTATATTTTCCAGGATTTGAGGAAGTAGATTTTGATTCAAAAATTAATCCTCAAAACTTCTTAAGTAATGCTAAGACCTTTTATCAATCTAAAGGTACAGATGAATCATATAAAATTCTATTCAAGGTTTTGTATAATGAAAATGTGCAAATTATAAAACCAAGAGAATATTGTTTTACTCCATCTGATGATAAGTGGGTAGTAACAGAAACCTTTATATGTGATTTAGTTGAAGGAGATCCATTTAAAGTATCTGGACAAACACTATATCAAGATCCAGATCCTTATAATGATAAAATTGAATTTGCTAATGGATCAATTTATTCTGTAGATTCTTACTTGTTGAATAATAGGTCTTTATATAAAATAAGAATTTTTGCAGGGTATTCAAATAATTTAAATCCAAAGGGATCTATATTTGGATCTTTTATTCCAACATTTAAAACATTTGTTGTAGAGAATGTTGAATCTGGATCAAATACTATTTTTGTAGATTCTACTGTTGGATTTCCAACATCTGGTGTAATTTACATTGGAGAAAATATTTACACATACACAGATAAAACAATTAATCAATTTCTAAATGTTTCTACTCAAAATTCTACTCTAATTAATAATTCTATAGAAATAGGATCTAGAGTATATTCAACTAATTATGTTTATTCATATGAAGATGGTGATAATACTAAAAAAGTATCCTTTAGAATTAATAATGTTCTTTCTTCTTTTGAATCTGTAACTTCATTATATGCTCTTGAGGGAGATCCTATTAAAGTTGATAATGTTGGACATGTAGATAATAATATATTTGTAAAATCATTAAAATTTAATCATCCAATATCCATCTATTCTGGAGTTGGCGTTACTGCAATTACAACAGGAGTTAGATATTATTCAAAACAGGGATTTGCAATCAATAATGGTCTTTCTTTGTCAAAATATGAACATAATTTAAAAAATGGCGACATTTTAGATTTATATGTAAAATTTTTAGGAACATATCAATTATATCTTCCAAATTTACAAGTAACCACTTCTCTGTCAAAGGAATTTAGTACTCAACAAATAGAAGATACTTCTCTCTTAGGTAAAGAAATTATCTTTAAGAGAAGATTAAAAAAAACAAAGGCAACACCATTTACAAAACTATTCAATAATATTAATAATAGATATACAGCTAATATTCAAGATGCATATGCAGATTCTAATTATAATTACATAGCATCAAATGGACTTCCTGATTATGAAGTAAATCCATATGTAAAGGATTTTACATTAAATGCTAATATTGACAATTCTTATAGTTTGGTAGGGTCTCATAATTTTTATACTGGAGAATCAGTAAAAGTAGTTGGATATGGAATTAGTGGAACTCTAACGAATGATTTTATAAAAGCAGTTGGATTTAATACTGGAAACACATATTATGTCAATAGAATTGGACCATCCAACTTAAGATTAGCAGAGACTAGAGAAAATCTTGGAGTTGGTGGAACACATATTAATTTATTAGAATTAACTAATGTAGGTAATGTTTCTGGATATTTTGTAGATATAGTTCTACAAAGTTCTCCAATTTATGGGAATAATTTTTCAACTACTAAAACATTTAAAAAGATTCCCAAATTCCCAACTTTTGAAAAAGATAAAATATCAACACAACCAGGACCAGTTGGTATTTTTGCTAATGGAATAGAAATTCAAAGTTATAAATCATTTGATAAAGTTTTTTATGGTAAAATAGAGAATGTAGATATATTGAATGGAGGAGAAGGATATAGTTTAATAAGTCCTCCAAGATTTGAAATTTTTAATGCTTCAAATGATCAAGATTTTTTAACCATATTAATTCCAGAGATGGAAGGGTCTTTGGTTGGATTTAAAATAGTAAATCCAGGATATAATTATGAGAGTGAACCAACAGTAACTGTATCTGGGGGAAATGTAAAGGATGTTCCAACCAGAGTAAAAATGAAATATATTGATAATGAAATTGAATTCAATTCAACCACTAGAGCCTCAGTTGTTAGGACAATAACTAATGATTTTAGATTTGAAAAAAATCATGGGTTTACTGAAGGCGAAGCAGTAGTTTATGAAACAAATAATACATTTCCAATTGGAATTGGCACTGTAGTTTCTGATGGTACATTATTAGATCAATCAGTTTATTATGTGTCTGAAGTTGGAGCAGGAACTTCTTTCAGATTAGCTTTAAGTAAAAATGATGCTTTAATTAAAAATAATTTAATTAATATCAGAACTACTGGTGGAGGAGTGCAAAAATTTAGATCTTTAGAAAAAATTCAAGTAATAGATAAAGTTAATATTGTTGGTATTGTAAGTGGGTTTAAGTATAAAAAATTATCATTTGGAGTAGAGGATATTAATGTATATGATAATATTTTTTATTTTAATGATCATGGGTATCAAAATGGCGAAGAAGTTATAATAACTCAAATTGGAACTCCTCTTGATGGGGCAACTCCAGGACAAATATATTATATTGATAAATTAGATAATAATAGTTTTAGACTTTCTACTAATATTCAAAGAACTAATATTCTAAACATAATTAGTTTAGATTTTGCAACAACATATTTTATACAATATCCACCAATTGAAGTTCAGGTTAATGGTAGATTCAAAAAAACTTCATCCAGTATTGTTGGATATGGAGCAACTATTATTCCTATAGTTGATGGATATGTAAAATCATTAAAAGTTCAAAGAGGATTGGCATCTCCAGCAACAGTGACTCTTGGTGTAAAAAATATTGTAAATTATCAGAAAAAACCAAGAATTTCTGTTTTAGAGGGTGAAAATGCTGAATTTCAACCTCAGGTTGAAGATGGAAAAATAACTAAAGTTATAGTTAAAAATGCAGGAGAAAATTATTTTAATGATTTTGATTTAATTATATCTGGACAAGGATATGGAGCCAATATTACTGCAGGCATAGGAACAGGATTACTAAGTGGAAAAATTATAGATGTTAAAATAATTAATGGTGGAGTTGGATACGCATCTTCTGATACATCCATTCAAATCATAAACAAGGGAAAAGATCTTTTAGTTAGTGCAGAGATAACTTCTTGGACACTGAATGAAGTTGCTAAATTGGGTACATCAAATTTATCTAATGGTTATTTATTTGGATCTAAGTATTCAAAATTTGGAAACACTTTTGGTGTATTTTTCTTAGATTCTAATTTAATTAATACTTTTGGGATAATTTCAACAAAACATTCTCCAATTATAGGTTGGGCTTATGATGGATGTCCAATTTATGGACCATATGCATATGAAAATACAGATGGGTCTGGAAATGTTATTAGAATGCTAAGTGGATATGTTAGAAATAAAATCAGTCCACATCCTACTTTAGATGCTATTGAAGATTATACATTTACCAATTCTGGGACATTAGATGAAAATAATGGAAGATTTGCAATAACACCAGAATATCCAAGAGGAATATATGCATATTACTGCACTATAGATTCTAGTAGAAATCCTGTTTTCCCATACGTAATAGGAAATACTTATAATTATATTCCAGAGGGTTCAAATTTTATATTAACTCAAAATCAAGATTTAGATTTTAATGAATTAGGTATAGTTAAATATACTAAACCATACAGAGTTGATGATAAAGAACATTACTATGAATATTTTGAAAATGTAATTTCTGAAGATAGAATTGATGCCATAGTAACATCAGTTTCAACTGGGAAAATTAATTCCATTGATGTAGTAGATGGTGGAACTGATTATAAAATTGGAGATAGAATTGAATTTTATGATTCTGATCTTGGTGGACTGGGAGCTGTAGCAGAAGTATCTAAAATTTCTGGAGTTGGAATTGTAACTATATCTGCAGGAATAACAACATTTAATGATGTTAAATTTGTCTCAATTGAGTCTGGTATTCTTGGAATAGCCACTACAGCACATAATTTCAAATCACAAACCTTTATAAACATTTCTGGAATTTCCACAACTGATTATTCTGAGTTGGAGGGATTTAGAAGGATAAATGTAGAGTATCCTTCTACTATCTTAACTGAATCTCTCTCTAATGCTGCAACTACTGGAATTGTTACTAGTATCAAAATAAAATCTCCTGTTCTAGGATATAGAGTTGATGATCAATTAACAATAGGAACAGAAACTCTTACTGTTGTTGGAGTAGATAAGTTAAATAATAGATTAAATGTATTGAGACAATCTGGATCTCCTGGATATGCAATTAGCACAACTGTTTCTGATTTTGTAACTAAATTTACATTCTCATATCCAAAATTATCATTACCTTTAACTGAACTTGATGACTCTTATTATTTCAATCCTTCACAATCAGTTTCTGTTGGAATAAGCAGTTCTGCTGGAGTTGGAAATACTCTAACAGTATCTCCATTGGGATATGGAGTTTCAATTACTAAGTATATTGAGCATGGTGGAATATTTTTACCTTTCAATCCATTTAGAGATGGAGAAAAGGTAATCTATACTACTAATGCTTCTACAATAGTATCAAATGCTGGTCCTTTAGTTGATTTACCAAGTCTATACATTGTTAAAATATCTCCAGATATTGTTGGACTAGTACAGGATATTAAAGATGTTAAAAATAAAGATGCTTTATTGAAATACAATGCAGTTGGAACTGGAAATTTACATAAATTTAAAACACAAAGAAATATAGTAACTGGAAGTGCGACTCAAATCAATGTAAATGTATCTGCAGCATCTAGTCATGGATTGGATGTAGATAATAATATTGAATTTAATGTAACTTCAGGGATAACAACAACTTATGTGGTTGGATATGGTGCATCATCAAAAAGAGTTTTAATAGATGGTCAAATTAATCCAAGAATTAGATCCTATGCAAATGAATCTGTAGTATTTTCTCTTACTGATCCAAGCATATCAGGAAAGGATTTTAATCTGTATAGTGATGATATTTTCAGAAATCCATATTTTGGCAATGAAGAAGGAATAGAAGTAATTAAAACAGAAACTGAATTAACTCTACAAATTACAGAATTTACACCAAAATTATTATATTACAACTTAACAAACATTACTACTGATGATGAAATTTATCAAGATCTGACTATTAAAAATAATAATCAATTAAAAATTGAAGATAGTATCTATAATTTACAAAGTAAAGTCATTGGAGTTACTAGTACTACTTTTGTTTATAATTTGCCCACATTTCCAGAAAGACCATCATACACTAGTGTATTATCTGATTTAAGTTATAATGTTTTAGATGTTGGAATAAAAGGTCCAATATCTTCAGTAAGATTATTATATGGTGGATCTAATTATCAAAAACTACCAGAAATAAAAAATATTATTACTGATTCTGGAAAGGGAGTTAATTTATATCCTAAAACAACTAGCATAGGAAAAATTAAGTCTATAGATATTGTCAACAAAGAAAGTGTTTATTCTAGTGATAAAACTCTTTCTCCAATATCAACCTTATTTACTGCAATAAGAACCAAAAATAATTATAAAGTTTCAAAACTAGAAATATTAGAACCTGGAAGAAAGTATCTTTATCCACCAACATTAATACTCTTCAATAAAGTAACTGGATCTACAGATAGTCTATTTTCTGCTGCAGTAACTTTAAAATCACAATCTATAGATAGTGTAACTATTATAGATTCATCTTCAAATTTAAAATCAACAGATAATACTATTATATCAATTAACAATAGTAATGGAATTAAAATTCTTAGTGCTTCTGTTAGTGGATCTGGTCCATATAATGTAGATTTGACCTTACAAACTCCATTATCTGGGTTTTCAACTTCAAATCCATTGCCAATTGAAATTGGAGATGAAATTTTTATTGAAAGTATTATTTCTTCTGGAGGATCTGGATTTAATAGTTCTGACTATAATTATGAAACATTTACTGTAACCTTTACTAATCCAAATTTTAGTACTCCAGATGCAGCTATAGTAAGGTATCAAACAACTGAATTTCCTGGAGTTTTTAATTCATCAACACATAATGCAATTGTTTGCAAATATGATGATTTAGTTAAAGTATCAGCAACTTTAGAGAAGTCTTCATTTACAAATAACGAAGAAGTTTCTGGAAATAAAATTATAGATAACGATAAAAATGAACCAATTTTAGAAGTACTTAAGTTTGATTCTGCTTCTAATGTATCAAAGGGAGACTTAATATCAGGAAAAATATCATTAAGTAAAGCAGAGGTTCAATCAATAGAAATTTTTGATGCTGATTTAAAAGTAAATTCTAGTGTAACTGAAAAAATTGGTTGGAGAGATTTTAGAGGAAATCTATCTAGTATTTTACAAAAATTACAAGATAATGATTATTATCAAAATTTTGCATATAGTTTAAAAAGCAACAAATCTATTGATGAATGGGGTGCAATAGTTTCAGATGTTGCTCATGTTTCTGGATATAAACAGTTTGGAGATTTATTAGTAGAATCTGAACTTCCTGTTGGAATTGCAAAAACATTAACCGTTACTTCTGATGCAACTTCATTGGTAAATGTTGCTTTAGTGTCAGAAACTGATGTTACATCAGTCTCTAATTTTGATATGGTTATTGAAGAAGATATAGATGATACTGATGGATTATATTCAGAATATTTAAAATTTGGAACCAAAAAACTTTCAGATTATCTCTTATCTAGAAATAATAGAGTTCTTTCTATAGATGATATTTCTAATTTATTTGATACTGACAATTCTCCATTTGTTACAATTCCAATTGATACAGTAAATACAAATAATGAAATTGTATTGAAATATTTCTTCTTTGTTGGAACAACAATATCATTTTTTGGTGATTTTGAA